CCTTCTATCAGGTCTCTCAGCGTAGTTCCCTCTTTTTCGCCACACGATTATGGCTAATTCAGGAATTGCGTACGCTACTCGACGCTCTTGTCGAGCCTACCGTTCCCGTCTCTTGGAGACATTTGGGAAAGCGGTCGGCACATGGTGTTACCTCTTTCAACAAGAGGCACCGAAGTTCGAGCCAACTTCGGACAATTGTGCTGATCTGTCACGAGAAGCCAAAGCTTACTTGCTCGCCTGTCCTGCAAAGGACCAAGAGGCGGAGTTTGCTTGGAATTCAATAAAGAAGCTACAACCGGCATCATGCCGGTGTATGGAAGCTCCTCTTCTAAAATCCGTGGCTGCCCATTTCCAGTCTCCAGCACCTCAACTTCCTGACGGATACATTGCGTTTGCGCGTAAGACCGTTCGGAGCCTGTTCCCTCACGGGTGGGACTCCGGTTCTTACGAGGACAAAGTGTTTTCCGTCGACCCTCCTTTATCTGGTTGCGTCGAAAATCGTCGCGGTGGTGGTGGTGTCCATGGCTATGCCTCGAACCTTGATCCGAGCACGGCCAAGCCGGCACAGCTTGCTTACAACCAACCTGAGTTTACCCAGACATGTTTGGAGGGCGCCAAGCGTCCCCTTTCTGTTTGTTCGAATCTCACCGTTGTCCAGTCTGCAGGTAAACCCCGCCCCCTCAGCAAATTCTCGGCAGATGCTCTGCATCTGAAACCACTTCACAAAGCGATTTACGATCATTTGTCAAAGCTGAAGTGGTTGTGCCGAGGGGATTTCGATACCGATGCCCTAACACGCGCTGGTTTTTCTTATGTAAAAGGTGAGACGTTGACATCGGGCGATTATAAAAGTGCGACCGACAATCTCAGCATTGAGGTTGCCGAGGCTATCCTTGACGAGCTTCTAAAACTTACGGTCTCTGTGCCGGGTTCTATGAAAGCTTACGCCATGAGGATCCTTCGCCCCACATTGTACAACTTCGAACATGATATTTCTGAATTTGTTCCTTCGAGAGGTCAGATGATGGGTTCCTACTTGTCTTTCCCCCTTTTGTGCTTGCAGAACAGGATCGCTTTCCTGTATGCTGGCCATTCGGTTGGTATTGACAATTCGGAGTTTCCGTGTCTGATCAATGGTGATGACATTCTGTTCCGTTCTGGTCCTCGGTTCTCCGAGCACTGGATGTCTACAGTTTCTGCCCTCTCCCTCGAAGTCGAGCGTAGTAAGACTTCCGTTTCACCGTTCTACGGTTCGCTTAATTCGACACTTTGCAGGCGCTTCGGCTCCCGCTATCGTGTCGTCGCGACTGTCCGTATGGGTATGTTACGGGAGTCAGAATCGCTCGACTCTCTCGCTAGGGGTTTTGATAGTTTTATTATGGGACTCAAAGGAAGTGTTCGCTATCGTGCAGCGATGTCCTGGTTCTCCTGGAACATAATGAAAATAAGGCCGTTGGGGCTGACTACGCTTGACTTGGGCTTCCGAGGCCCTCTCGCGTATAGAGCAACAAAGAAATTTGGGTTGCGAGTTGGGCATTCTTGCCAGAAGATCCCCTCCCTCCGGTTCGATAATGGTCTTGATCTCGCTTCCTCTGGTTGTGAGTTCGTCGATCCGACGTCGTTGCAGGAAGGGGAGAAGAAGGCGAGTTTGTTCGAACTTTCGTCTTGGAAGTGGAGGACTCGCTACAACGTTTACAGCACTGCTAGGTCGAAGATATCCTTCATGCTAGCCATCTCTGCGACTCGTCGTGATTGTCCGGACCTCAGGGCTTGGATGAATTTTGGGTACGAATCCCACACGACCTCGATGACCGTAGGTGGCGAGAAGCTCTTTCTTCGGCCTCGCGAAAAGATTGATCGCGGTTTTCCCTTGCTCGTTCCTAGGGATGACCGCCTTCCTACGTATGACGAAGTGGCTTACGATACAGCGGGTGAGGTAGACGTCGGCTCCGTTGAGCTGCTCACAGAAAAGAAAAAGTAACCCTAACGCCGTACCTTAGGTGAACAGGTTTAGCGCTTGCGCTCTTGAAATATAGAAAGGAACTAGGAAGGGAGTGATCCCCCTCTTGGATGTAGTCCAGCGTCAGTTGATTCGTTCAACGGTTCGATGAAGTCGTTCTGATCGCCAGAGTTCGAGGACAGCGGTCCCTGAGTAGTCACCTGTAAGGCGGCCGGTCGGTTGAAATAGGAAGCGGGGGCGGTACGAAATTGCCGTTATGCCGTTA